GAAAGCTGGGTGTTCAGCTGGAAGTTCGCGGTCTGGTCAGCGCCGGAGAAGGTGTTCGCGATGTACGGCATCGGACGCCAGATGGTGTCGTTCGAACGTTCCATACTGCGCTGGTCGGTGGTGTACTTGCGCACGTTGCGCGACAGCACCAGTTGATCGTCGAAACCTTCAAGGATGTCTTCGAACGCTACGCGCTCTTCTTTGGAAAACGAGGACATGTGAGTCACCTTATGAATGAGAAATTAGTGCGCGGTGTGCGCCGTCTTAACTCATCCATGAAGGCGGATGGGGCCTTTCTTGTTGCGCTGCCTATGTGCTGGCGAGGCATTGAATGGTGCAGTCTTTCCTGCAAGTCACCTATGCGCTTTTTACATCACAGATCCCCGAGGCTATCGGCTTTCCTGATGCAGGGCGTCAACCTTTCGGCTTGGTTCGACCTGTGTTCGTTGTGAATGGCCGGTACTGATCTCCGGCTTATCGAACTTGGATGTCTCAGACACGTCGTCTCCAGTTCGTTGCTTGCGATACCACTGAGTTGCCTAGCTCATCAGCCTGAGCATTCATTCACGATTGAAACTATACGGCCCTATTGACTAATTATCAAATCAGGCTTTCTGCTTCTCTTTCTGCTGGCGGCGATACTGAGTGACCTTGCTGTAGTCACCGGTCTTCTCTGCTTCGGCGCGCAGACGCTCCAGATTGGAATCGACCGAGCCGGACACTGGCGCACTGCCGCGAACTTTTCCTTCAGGAGCCGGGGCCGACTTGCTCTTTGCTTGAACTTTCAATTGAGTCTCCAATTTCGCGATTGCGAAGGCGAATTTTACTGCGTCAGTGATGCCGGCCAGTTCTTTAGCCTTTTCCGGGTTCTTGCCGAGAGCATAGACAACCAGCGCTGAGTTGTCGGCGCCTTGAACGATGATGCCTTGTTGAGTGACGCTGAGCGTGCTGAGGACAGTGCTTTCTGCGTCATCAAAGTCGCGCACCTTCAGGCCTTCTTTGGCCTTGGCGTAGGTGGTCAGGCGGCCTTGCCACTCCTGCTGCTGGATTTCTTTCTGTTTCTGCTCGTCTTCAACAGCCTTGTCGATCTTTAGCTTGCGCTCCTTCCATTCGTCCAGCTTCTGCTCGAAGGTCTCAGCATCCCAGTCGCAGTCTTCCAGTGTAGGCTTAGGGCCAAGCTCTGGAGCCTTGACGACCGGCGCAGCTTTAGCAGCTGCCTCCTGCTCAAGCTCACGAATGCGCTTGGCCTGCTCCTTGGTGGTCTTCCGGAGATCCTTCACCCACTTTGGCGCGGTCTTCTCTTCTTCGTCCTCGACGGGTGGCTTCTCGTCGCCGATGGTTACGATTACGCCGTCATCCTCTTCTTCCTCGGAAGATTCCTCTTCTTCGGATTCAGCCTGCTCTTCTTCCTGCTCGCCGGCTTCTTCCTCGGCGCCGCCAAGATCATTCCCTTCGCCGTCAGTCTCGCTCATGTAGAAGTGACCAAGCTTGCCATGGACAAAGAGGCTCATGCTTTGCCCTCATGCAGGCGCTGCTTCAGTTCGTAGCCCATCAGCGGCCAGATCTTCTGTTCAGCATTCTGGCGGGCGATCTTGCGGCCCACCTCGGCGTCGAAGTTCTCAGGGCTGGCACAGGCCGACTCACCGGTGACTGTGAAGCCGTTCTTCAGCACCAGCACGCAGAATGTCAGAAGTGCGTATGACGTGTTGTGCACATCAGTGCCCTGATAGACATCGTCGTGGTTCCTGTACGCGCCGAGAACACCATCAGCGGCAGTGAAATATGTCTCACCAGCGATGTTGGCTTGCAGGTCTGCCGGAGTAACGCGCGGCGCGGTCAGGCCTTTTTCTTGAATCTCTTGCTCGATATCGGACATTCGTGAATCTCCTTGCTCGCCCGGTTAATCGGCCCGGGCGGTTGCCGTTTGGTTTATGGTCGCGGCGCGTTTGGATCTACCACGACTGCGGTTACGTCTGTTGGCTGAATTTGCTGCATGCCTTGTTCGAACTTGTCGATGACTTCAAGAGCCTGCTGCTGATGGATCTGATCGACCTTGGCGATTGTCTCAATAGTCTCAGCCTTGGTCTTGTCGGCTGTTGCCAGGGTGCTGATAGTGTCAGCGCGGGCCTTGACCGCCTTGGCATTCGCCTCTTCGGCTGCTGCCTGCAAGTATAACGTATTGGCATCTGGCTGTGCGTTGGCCTGAGCTTCGGCAAGTTCCTTGGCCTCTTCCTCGGTAGGTTCGACAACGCCCATGTTGACCAGTTTCTTACGGAAGAACCCGGCAGCCTCTTCGACACCCTCACCTTCCATGTTCATCATGGCCATCGCGCCGAGAACCTGAAGCGTCTCAGGATCAGTAGCAATTTTCATCATCTCGATGATCTGGCGGATAGTGCCGGACTTCTTGCTGCTGGACGATGGGCCGACTTCAACCGCTACATCGAACTTGGCCTTGGACAGATCATTCTCAATGACAGTCATGCCATCAACCATGGCTGGCCTCATAAGCTCAACGCTGCCGATGTCACCCTGAGCCGAGACAGTCTTCATCTTCCGGCCTTCTTCGATCAGCACGTCTTTTGACATGGACAGCCAGATCTCGCCAGAGCGCTTCATGGACTTGGCCATGTTGCTCATGTAGATGAACGTCTGCATACCAAGGCTGTTCTGAACCAGCTCCACTGCCTTCTCTGAGATGTTCGCCCGGATCTGCTCACCAGCCTGCGCGTTACCAAGCAGGTCTTGCATGTCCGTCTCTGTGATTTGTAGAAGTGCGGCAAGGGCTGCTGGGATTTCTGGAGCTTTTGTGTATCCGATTGGCCCAGAAGGCATCGCCTGCCCATTGGCATCTGTTATCAGGTTGGCCAGCAGGTATGGATAGTTCTTGATGTTGTCCTCAGACCACATCACCTGATGGCCCGCCATTTGCTCCGGCGCGAATATCGGCTTCTCGACCGAGCCAATCGCACTGATCTCGCCCAGCTTGGACAGCTGCATGTTCTTCAGGCGCTGGGCATCCTTGGCCAACCGAACGTGCCCCATGCAACGCTCTACGTTGTCAACGAACCAACGCTTTCCGTACATCGGCACGATTGGGATGCACTTGCCAGCGATATAGCCGCAGTCCTCCAGCACCTTGCCGCCCGACATGATGTACTTACGGACCTTCTTCGTCTTAATCTTCTTCTCGCGCACCAGCGAGCTGCCGGTTGCGGTCAGGAAGTCGAGAAGCTCTTCGTCTTCTTCAAAGTCCTCGTCGCGATAGACCTCTTCCTTGCCATCAAGGCCGCGCCAGATCTGGATGCGCTCCTTCTTGTCCTCAACCTTGTAGTATTCGGCCACGAACACCACGTCAGGCGTGCACCAGTCGAACTCGGACTGATGGATAGCCTTAGGCCAAGATGCGGGGTCATCGTCCCACTCAGCCTTATAGGCGCTGCGAGACATGGCTGTCAGCACGTAGCATGAGCGAGCGTCTGCTTTATCCTGGCGCTTGGCGTTCAGGTCAAAGAACACTGAGCTGTCAGCGTCATAGATCGGCTCGATGAAGATGCGCTGCCGCTCATCCTCTGGATCTTCGTCATCCTCATAGGCTGCGCGCAGGCGCCATGCACCGAAACCACCACCTACAGCCTCTTCAAAGGCGTTGTCGTAGGCCTCATCGGCGGTGCTTGCCTGCTCATCAGCGCGGTACAGCCCATCACAGGTATCGGCCAGCTTATCGTTCTCGCTGCCGTCCTTGCTCACGAAGTCGACAGTGATTCGGTTGTTTCGATATTCAGAGATGATGCGGATCACTGCAAGGTGGCACTTATTCACCTCGAAGCGCGGCTTATTGGCGAACTGCGTCTCGAGCGGACCTTCCCATTGCGCGCCAGCAATGGAATAAAATCGTCTGTCTTGGAGTGCCTGCAAGCGTTCGTCTCGCACAGCCGACTGAATATCGTCAAATTCTGCCATAGCATCTGAATGGATACCCGCCAGCCGCTGCTCTTTGGTGATTGACATGTTATTTCCTGTTCCAGTGGTTGGCCGTTTGGACTGGCGACGAATCGATTTCTTTTTTGAAGGCCATGATCGGCCATTCATAGGCAATACAATATCCGATTGCTGTTGTGATGTGCTGATACTGGTTCTTCTGGTCTTCTTGGAACGTAGAACCTTGCTGCAGTTGAACCGTGGCCAGACCCTTGTCGCACCATTTGGCTGTGACTGGATTTACAAACAGGCTTCGATGACCGTCGGCCGTCGCGATCTTTGCCCGAACCGAGTTCTGCCTGTCCTTGATAGCTGGATGCGATGCCCTAACCCTGCGCTGGAATGTCCAGCCATTGGTGCGCAGCACTCCTTCGATATCAGTGTAGTCAGATGCGTGGCCGTGCTTCTCACCAGCCTGTCCAGCCGGATCGCCATAGATCAAGACGTTCTTATTCTGGTGATCTTTGAACTTCTCCACGAACTCCAGCGCAGCCTGCTTCGACACAGCGCTAGTAAGCACGATCTCATCCAGAAGGTAGAGATCATTCCCTTCGTTGCGCCTGACGCCAATAGCGGAAGATAGAGGTGTGTAGTTCTGGTCATGCATCCATAGCAATTGCTCGTGAGGCTGGATTGTCTCGGACGTGTGGTTCTCTTTGCTGTAGTCCTCATAGATCCGGCCAGTGGCGCCTACAAAGTCTGCTTCATACTCCTGCTTGTATTGCTTTGCGCTCATCTGCCGCTTGGCAGCAGCGATTGTTGATGCGGGCAGGATCTCGGAAGACTTCCAGTGAAAGCACTCCCATTCCGGATCGCCAGCATTCTCTGCGTACTGGGCCATCTCGTAATAATGGTTCAGGCCATCGGGAACGCCAATCAACCAGCACCAGGCTTTATAATCAGGACGAGTGGGGTTGAACGTATCGAGAGCTGGCCGGATGTTCGCTTCCCACGCCTCACCCTTGATGTCTGCAATCTCGTCTATCACTCCACCGGACCAGAAGACGCCCTCAATGCGCTCAGGGCGGTCCAATCCGATCAGCTGAATCTGCGTGCCGTTGTCCATGAAGATGATCAGGTCTGACTCTGAAGGCGGCTTTGCGCATAGGCTCGTCATGCAGAGCTTCTTCATGTCGTTCCAGTAGATCTTCTTCACTTGGTCGCGAGTAGGGGCGCCAATGAAGTACATCTCTGCCGGGTTCTTCATGGCCATCTTGGCAACGAATCGTTTAGCGCGCTCAGTCTTTCCAGATCGCCGGCCTGCCGGCACAACAGGGAAGCGCACGCCATTGGCCACAGCCGAGACCAGCCTAGTCTGCACTGGGTGATCGATCAGCTTGTACCAGCGGTCAAGTTCACGCTGGGTCTGCAATGACAGGGCCATTAGTCAGGAAGCCTCTCCGCAATATCGCGCAGCAGGTCGTCGCTCAGCTTCTTGTCGCCAATCTCGGCATCCAGGCTGTATGCCTGACGCTCAAGAGTGATAAGCGTCTTCAGCGTCTCGGACAGTTCCTTCATGGTCTTCGTGCGTGAAGGTAGATCAATCACCCTCATGTAAAGATCGTTTCGCTTATCTTGACCGTTGTCATCTTCCGAACGAAGAAGATCGCCAAGCTGGTCGAAAAGGTCGCGGTTATCCGTTAGGCCTTCTAGCTCATCAAGAAGTTTATTGGTGAGTCGCCGGCTACGGGAGATGTCCCCGCGGTGAGCCATTCTGACATTCACAATAACCTGAGCGCTTGCTTCTACTTCGACTCTTTCTGAAATCTTCTGCTCGGTGCGCACTTCTTTGCGCACCTCTTCTTTGCGCACCAAATCTTCTGCGCGCTGCTTGATCTTTGCGGAAAGGTCTCGGACCCATGAATCTCTCTTTGCCCGCTTACGGATCGCGCTCTCTGCAACCCCGTGCTTCGTCCCCATCTCACGCAGAGTCAGGACGCCGGCCCGGTAATCGATTTCTACGCGGTCCCAATCGATTGATGTCTTGGTCATCAGAACAACTTAGACCAGTTGGAGCCAACGACAGCGGCGAAGGCTGCCAGCATGGTCATCCACTGATTCCGGTACATTTTGTTTACGATGTCGAGGATGGGCTTGTTCTGCGCGTTCTCGATCTGGATTTCGTGAACATGAAGCTCAATGCCGGCGACTCTGCCATCCACGGCTTCATAGCTTTTCTGCGTGTGGCGAAGCTCTGTCACCAGAACCCTGACCTCCCCGCAGACATCAGACATCTTGCTCATCAGGCCGATTGTTGCTGCCTTCTGAGCTTGTAGCTCTGCAAGTACGTGCTGTAAATCGCTCATGTCCAAGCCTCTTTATTTTCGAACCATGCCTGATATGTGAGAAAACCAACAGGCTAAAGGATATTAGTATAAGCAGCGCACCTATTTTCCATGCGTCCAATGCAAGTACCCCTTTACCAAATTGGCGGCAATGATCGCGTTCACTATTACGTTAATGGTGACGATGTGGCTTAGGAGGTAATCCATATTGAGCATGGATTCTATGGCGAGTGCGGCAGATGCGGCGGCGCTGACCAAAAGGATTGGCCGACCACCGAACATGAATATCAGCGAGTCAGCTACGGCGATGAAGACAAAGATCATTGCCAGGAGGGACGAATCAACCACTGTGACGCCGAGCATGGAGGCATTGACTATCGAGAGCAGCAGGAAGTGCGCCGCGATACTGCGGGAGACGGGAATCGCCACCATCATGAAGAATAGGCAAAGCCCCAGCTCGGCAGTCATTAGTAAGTGCCCATGCCGTTACGCTTTGAGGACTTCACTTTTGGGAAGAACTCAGACTTCTTCGGCTGGTTCTTCTTGCCCGCGGGCTTCTTCTTCGTGGCTGCCATGATGATTCCTTTGGTAGTGGCTATATGGTCATTACATTCTAATGGTTCAAATACGAAAAAGCCCGTGATCAACGGGCATTAATTCGATATCTGTCACTCTTCTGGAGTTGGCTCCTCTGGTGCTGGCTCTACATAGTCCTCGAACATCGAGTAGAACTCGGCCCGGGGCATCACGGAGATTGATCCCCCATTGACGCTCACTATGTCTCCAGCCTTCACCTCGACATCCGCGCGCCCGAGTATCCCGCTGAACTTGGCAGAGTTCGACACTACGTCAACGATGAACGCCTGAGCGCCGATGAGTTCGGCAATCTCCATAGCCTGAGCGACTGGCGACGTAGCCTCAATCCCCCGTATCGCCTTTTCCTTTAGCGTATATAGCGAAATCATCTAGAACCCCTCACCCGGCATGATGTGCAGAGAACCACCGCCGGCCGGCGCGATGTAGGAGACGGTATCGGCATCTTGCGCCTTGGATACCCAGCGCTGAGCGTTCGGCAGGATAGGGTAGTCAGCAACAGATGCCATGGCACCATCAGCAGCGAATGAGATCCGCACGTAGGTCAGCACAGCAGAAAGGTTCGTGAAGCAAATGGTCTTGCTCCCCTTGCCGATAAGCGACGAAGCGCTGGCAGCACCAGGGGCGACAGTGATGGCCGTATTGTATGAAGGGGCGAAGCGGGCGTGGACGGTCATAGCGGTGATCCTCAGTTTTGGTATGGCATATATACCAGAAATGAAAAAGGCCAGCTTAGTGGGCTGGCCTTCGATCTCACAGGGAACGCATGGTGTGTTCAGTATTGTAGGCGTTTCTTGCCGGACCACGCACCCCCCGCAAGACAGAGAAGGCAGGCAATGAATGGCTGGCCCCATGCTGCGGCGAAACAGGCGAATACGAAAAGTGCTGTGGTCATAGCGATTCTCCAGTTGAATGTTAGGTCCGCACGTGCGGTCTAGGCGAGCAAGGAATCCATTTCGGTTCGCGTCTTGCTGCATCTTCCTTGGCGTTGGTTGATCTTCCGGCTGAAAATCCCGGTTCCAAACGTCCGCTTACGGCGGCGAGTCAAAGAGCATGGCCCCTTACGAGGGCGAGGCGGCAGGCCTGGAGAGCTGAGCACTAGGGGAACTCAGCCGCCGGGACCAGCGGCGTTACCTGCGTGATAGATGCTACTGGTCTGGTGTTGCGCTTGCAAGTAGTGCTTTCAGTTAGATCTTCTTCGCTCGATTATTCTGCATCGCCTTGTGAAGATAGCCTTCAGTCGCCTCAGATATTCGATGGAATAACTGGCCGGCTGATTCTGCGTATAGAGCCAATCGACCTTGGCATCACCTATCTTCTGGCGAACCCTCGGCAGGTATTCAGAAAGATTTGCGCTTAGGTGCACGTTACAAACACTGCAAGCCTTATGAATATTCCATAGGTTGAACCTGATCGCGGATGCCGAACCTACGGACCTCAGGTGAGACGCGTGCCATTGACCTTGCCATGTCGACAGCTTATCGCAGCTCACGCAGCCCAAGTGCGCATCACGCAGCCGAACATACTTGTTAACCGCCTGCTCAGCCTCCTTCAGCCACTTGGCTTTAGGCTTCACCTTCTCCTTCGCAATCCGATGCTCTGCGCGCTCCTTTGCCTCCTTAGCCTTTCGCGCCCTCTCCTTCCCTGCATTGGTCAGCGCTATGGCGCATGGAACGCCACAGGCTGACTGGAGTGGCCGAGATGGGATGAACTCGGCTCGGCAGGACTTGCACTTCTTTGACTTCATGGCTCCTTGCTCATGGCGGAATCGATTGCGTTGTCTAGATCATCCTCGCTGATCATTACTGCGCATTCCTGATATTTTTCTCCGCGCTGGTCGAGAATATATATTCCTGCATCGACCTCATCATGGATCGCACCTTGCCTGATCTTTCGATAGCGCTCCGCATCCTTCCGTAGCGATTCTTTCTCAGTTTTCAATTGGTGAAGGCTTGCTTCCTGCCTACGGATTCTGGAAGCGGCAGCGAGAAGAACAATTACAAACGGATCGCCGCCTTCCTCACATGCGTTTTCCTGAAAAGCCTGTGCGTTGTCGACCAGCTCTTTTATAAGGTCTTCCGCCAGCCAATCATGAGGCCCCTTCAACGCTTCGTTCTCGGCCTTGAGCTGGTCGCGCTCATTCATCCAATGCAGAGACGCCTCTTCCCACTCCTTGGCGTTCTTTGCGTTACGTTCGTTCTCGGAGATCAATTCGAGAATCTTCCATGGCGTTGTCAGCTCACTCAATCGATCAAATTTTTCAGAATCAGGCTTTACCTTTCCGTCTCTCATTAGGCTGACGACATAATCAAGCAGGCCTTTAAGTTCGCTGTTATCGCTCATATCCACCCCTGATATCTTTTCTCGTAAGAGTCGATTATTCCCCTGGCCTCAGTCATCGATACGCCGCGCCTGATGCTGCCAACTTCTATGCGGGCAACCTCCCTCCCTGTCACGGAATGTCTGAAAACCATCAGAAGACCGTTACTGCCGACTAAGCAGGTATCGGTGCAAGACCATTTCCCGAAGAAGAATTCGATCAGCCTCATATCCCCACCGCCAGCGTACCCAACACGCACAGAACGCCAGCAGAGAAGCTGGCAAAGATGATTAGGAGTCGGATTATTGATTGGGTGGTCATGGCATTGATCTCCCGATCTCTGCGGCAGCTCTGACGATTGCTCGGCGAGCAGCTGCATATGTGTCATCGCCGAATTTTTCATTTGCCTCTACAGGCTCACCAAGAGATGTCGGCGTGTCGCTTGTTCCTTCGCCCTGAACTCCAACTTCCTCAAATCCACGGTAAAAGCAGATGTCCAAGTGCAATTTTACGGCAAGCCGAAGCGCATCACCATCGTCTTCCAGTGGATTCCATTTTTGTCCGCGAAGCCCCATGTAAAGCGAAGGCTTTCCTCCTCCAGCACCCACCCATTTCGCATCGCTATGGATTGGATACCCGGCAGCCTTTGCCGCAAGCCCCAGCAATTCGCGATCTTCTGGAATGCTCACAGTAACACCGCCAAGCCCACGCCAACGACGAGCATAACGAGCAGTGAGTAAGCCGCTTGACGCAGGATCAGCTTTTCTAATTCGTTCATGGTCTATCTCCAGTTTTGGTCTGAGCTGGCTTGGTATTGCCAGCTCAGTATTCGGTCAGATCTGCAATTCAGCGAGCAGTCGATCAAGCTTTCGAGTTTCAGATAGGACGCGATCTGAATAACCCTCAATGCAACCAGCAACATTGCTCAAGGCTCGGCCTACTTGCCCAACGCATTGTTTTTCGCACTCATCTTGAGCGACCAGCAAAGGAGCCAATCGGCTGACCAGCTCTTGGATTCGATCCTCCAAGACGCAAATCCCACGAGATAGGCCATCGAGCGCCTCTGGAATATCACGCGGCGGCATAGTCTGGCATTGATTTGATGGGTTCATTAAATTTCTCCAGTTAAGGCGCCGGCCGGTCAGCTCGGCGCCATTGCAGTGTAGCGCGGAATCGTAGTGGCGTAAATCAATCTTTTTGAGAAATCTGCACGGCTTTGGCGATCTCCGCGTAGGCCGCATATGCCTCATCAGAACTTTCGAACTCCATCACGATTTTGTATCGCCCGCCAGATTGCTCAAGAGTTCTGAACGCCGTCCCCATAAGCAGACCGATGCTCTTAAGTCCACTCTTGAAGCCGTCGGCATCAGCCGTAGCGAGATCGACGGTAGTGATGCTAGGCGCATGCAGGCTGCGCACATCATCCGCCGATAGCCCAATATTCTCGCCCCATACCAAATCGGCTTTAGGCCAGCAGCACGACACGCACTCAGCGCGGTTATGGCCGGGGCATTTCGATTCATTGCTCATGGTTATCTCCAGTCTTGTCGGTGTTTTCGGTTTGTGCTGCTTCGTAGCCAGCCTTGAAGTTCCTGAACCCAGCAGCCAGATCGGCCTTCGAGTATGACCCATTGCTGAGCCTGAAGGATTTCACGCTATCTGGCGTGCAGTCGTGGCGTTCTGCCCAGCTTATTTCGTAGAGATCGTGGATGGTCATTTGAAAACATCCTCCGAGCGATTGCATGCCGTGCATAGGGTCCGGACCCTGTCATCGAACTCCATCTTCAAAATCATTGGGATCGGCTTAGGTGCCTCAGCGCTAGGCCATAGCACGCTAGCACAGCACCCACATTCGACATTGGAGCAATTATCTCCTGAACTTTGACCCGATGTACTGCCTTCCGACTTGCGCAACCCTGAAGACTCCCTGAGAGCCTCAGACAAAAGCTCGGCTGCCGAGCGGTTCGAGAACTCGAAAGCCTGGAGCTTGTTGCGGAGGATGTCGCGCTCTTCAGTCATGCGCGCCAGCCGGGCCTCCAGATCAACAAACGCCTCGGCTGAATGCTGAGCGCAGCTCACAGTGGATTCATTGATCGTGACCATGGCTTTGCGCAGCGCCTCGAGGTAGGCCTCCATGGTTGATTCAAAGGTCTCGACTGCCGGAACATCGAAATGGGTTTTCACGATCTTCAGCGCATCATACATCTCGCGCTTCAGCTCTTCGGTGGTCTTGGTCATGGTGGGTCTCCAGTTTCTTGGGGGTTATTCAGTCGATTCAAGATGTTCTATCAGTTCATCTCGAACGAGATCTGCAATATCGTTATCAGTAGGATTATCCTTTCTCATCTCGATATTCAAATACATCGATTCTCGATCTTTGCCATCCTGATAAAAATCGATTGCTATGGTCATTTTCAGAATGCTCATTTCAAAATCTCCGATGCCAGGTTTTGTATTTTTTTCCAGGTTTCTGAGGACGGTCGATCTTCATATGATCTCAGGAGCTTGGCGAGCTGGACGTCCATGGGAATTCCCATGGACCTGCATTCGCTCACTGTCTTGTGATCCACAACGATAGGCAGCTCTGTTTGGCCGGGGAGGTTTATGGCGGTCATGACTTCACCTTCAGTCCGGCGGCCTCGATGGCATTCCAGCAGCCAACAATCGCATCATGCGCGAAGCTGGGAACGTCAAATTCATCGGCGCTCGGCAGCTCAATCACCACCGCCGAGCGCGAGGCCTGCCATGCTGCCCATGCAGTATTCATGTACTGAGTTTCTTCCTCAAAATACCAATCTCCATTTCTCTTTGGCGAGATATGAACGCCTTGAGTCGCTGCATCAGCAATAGCCCACGCTTCGAATTCGTTTCGCATCTTGTCGCTCATAACTGCATCCCTCTTGATTGACGTCTTGGTTGTTCTTCCTGCTGTCGCGGCTCTGGCGGCCTCCAGCTAGCATCTAGGTTCACGAATCTGTTGTATTGCCCCTCAAAGCCGACCATTACCGTCTGCGCCTCGATATCTCGACCGATGCCGAGGATGATCTCTGCAACCCCCTTGTATTCGCTCTTTGAGTCATAGACCTCATCGCGATAAACAAACATCACGATATCCGCATCCTGCTCAATCGATCCGCTGTCTCGAAGGTCTGAAGCGATTGGCCGCTTGTTTGGCCGCTGCTCCAGCGCTCGATTGAGCTGGGACAGGAGAATCACTGGAACCTGAAGCTCATTGGCCATCAGCTTCGCCTGACGCGTGATCTCGCTGACCTTCTGCAATGTATTCATGCGCGGATCTTCACCATCCAGAAGCCCTAGGTGATCAATCATCAGCATGTCCAGACCGACCATCCGCTTCTGCCGCCGAGCCATTGCGCGCACTCGGCCAATTGTCAGGCCGGGGCGATCAGAGATGCGGATCCCCGATCTCATAGCGATTGCCGAGGCTGCGGATAGCTCACCACTAAACTTTGAACTGGCGGTACCGTCCTTCAAACTGCTCAGCGGGATAGTCCCCTCAGCCGAAAGGATTCTGTCCATAAGCTGGGTCTTGCTCATCTCCAGGCTGACGATCAGAACCTTCTTCTGCTCACGAATACCGACATGGCGCGCCAATCCCATGGCGAACGTCGTCTTGCCCATCTTGGCGCGACCGGCCACGACAATCAGTTGTCCCGGCTTCATGCCGCATACAGCCTCATCAAGCTTCTTGATGCCGGTACCTAGACCGTCCATCCGCCCGCCAAGATCTTCACGGCGCTGAAGCTCTTCTACGTGGTCGCGCATGATGTCAGCGATATCCAAAACTTCTGGCGTTGCCGAATCCGCATCGATAGACAGGACTTCCGCCTGGACTGCCGCGATCTTTTCCGCTGCCGTCTGCGTGCTGAAGGCCATCTCATGGATGTTCTGAGCTGCCAACATCAACTGCCGGTCAATCGCCCGCTCACGGATGACATGGGCGTATGACTGCGCGTTTGCCGTTGAAGGTGTGTTGACAGAGATCTGAGCGCAGTACACCAGCGCCGACTCTCCGCTCTCCAAAGTACCGATGCTATCGGCCACAGTGATGTAGTCGATATGTTTCCGCTCTGAAGCCAGAGCCAGCACAGCCCGGTAGATCTCCGCGTTATCAGGCCAGTTGAAATCCGTGGTTTTCAGATCTGACGACAGAAGGTCGACCAGTTCTGGTTTGTTGATTAGCGCCCCTAGCAGGCCATGCTCTGCCTCAAGGCTGTATGGATCACGCATTGTCATAATTCCCGTCAATGACCTTTTTAAAGTTTGCTGGCTTGAAGAACCAATCGAAGCTTGCGGCCTTCATTCCCAACAAGAAAGGGCAACTCTTGATGTATTCAAAGTACTCAACCCAAAACTCGATGCTCTGAAACCGCTTATCCATTTGCCACCTCAGCCGTATTGCGTTCTTCCTAGCATCATCTCGAAGCATCGGCTGTGGAAGATTCGGGAGTATTCGGCTGTAAGCATCGAAAATGTCACCGTATGGAACCGCTGGCGATTTAACTCCCTTCTCGGCGCCATCATCCAAACTGGCCTTGGCCGGTTTGCGAAGAAGCTTTTGATCTTCTTCTTGTATTTCTAGTACTTCTTTATTGTGGTGGCTTGCTGGTTGGTTGCTGGTTGGTTGCTGGTGAATTGCTGGTGAATCAGTTTGGTACTTTGCCCAGTTAGTCACTGTAATTATTGAGAATTTTGACTGAGATTTGATGGTGATTTGCTGGAGGGTTTCCAGCGACTTCAATGCCATCCTCAGTGTGTGTTCTGACACCCCTATTTGCTGTGCAAATTTGATCCTACCGAACACCAATTGACCGGCCTCAAGCCTGACAACCTGATGCCCTACCAGTACCTCTCCCGGCTTGTATGACGCCGACAAGATGAGATGCATCCATACGGCCAGATACTCCGGCTTTGAGGCGATGGCGCTCGTCAGAAGCTTGCGAGATACCTTCACCCATGAAGACATATCAAAGCCCCAGTTCGTCGCAAATGCGCTTAATCATGGCCTGATACTCAGCCTCGCTTACCCAGCCATTCTTCTCAACGAACTCCCTCTTGCGGCGCTCGTATTCCTGCCACTTAGCTTGGCTGGCCATGCTGAACTCGACCGTTCTTCCTCTTGAGTCTTTCATGATCAGTCCTCCCCGAGAGCAATGAAGTCGCTTACTTTCATGTCGAGAGCATTGGCAAGCTGCTCAATGGTCGGGCCTGATGCTGATTGGCTGTTTGCCAGGCGACCGACCCAAACCCTTGTGCACTTCATCTGTTTAGCCAGCTGGGTCTGGTTCAGTCCGCGCTTTGCCAGCGCCATCTTTAGGCTTTTACCTACGTTCATCTGATGACCTCTTACTACGGTTGGTTTCGAGCAACTGTAGACTTGTGCGTGAGCAACGTCAACCGAATTAATTTGCTTTTATCTGTTGACGCAGTGGCGCATCCGTCTTAATCTTGGCTCAACGGAACGAACAACTGGAGAGACAGACCATGCTTACGTCAGCCCTTCAAAGACGATTCGATCAGATCCTGGCTCATGCCAAAGATCCGAAATATGAGTGCATTGCCCGTGAGCGAATCGCTGCGGCGACAGAGCTGGTTGATACAGTTCTGGCCTGCGGGTTGTTGCTACCAGAGGAATGGCGCGCATACCGGGCACAAGTTGAGGCTGCGACGCTGATGATTGGCGCCATTGAACTGAAGCGCGTTACCGACCTTATCCAAGCCTCGCAGTCAACCACTGGAGAGTGACCATGCGCACCCAAGCCAAGCACTGCACCCGAAAAGAACTGGCCTACCTGTCGCACTGGCGCCGGAATGGCTACCTGATCACTATCGATGAGCCGATCCCGCTGAGCACGCTCACGCCGCCTTCGCTGGCAACGCGCAAGCCGATTTTGGATGCGCTAGTTGGTGGGTTGCTGGTAGTTGTCTGCTTGACGGCTGCTGGCGCATGGCTCGGTAAAGCAGCTGGGATCTACTGATGATGGCCAGAAAATTCTCAAGCGAAGTCCTCGACCAAGCCGAGGAAATGCGCGTCAAGGGTGAGAAGTGGATCGTCATTGAAGCGATTCTTGGCGAAGGCGTGAAAGGCGCCGTGTATCACCGCAAGCACGTCGGCTATGTGGCTGAGTACCGCGAGCCGGAAGAGATCCAGGCCGCATTGATGGCCTGGAACGGACTAGGCGACAAGCAAAGCTTTCTCGATGGCTGGACCAATCGGGCTAAGCGGGAAAAGGTGTTTAAGTGAACTGGATCTACATTGGTGATCGCAAGCTAGAGCCAGATGACGACGACGAACCCGAAGACGGACTGACCGACGCCGAGCGCCGGCAGAAAGCCTTCGACGATTTTGATCCGCCTGATGCGGAGTTTGGAGATTTGTGATGCCGACAATTACTGAGATTGAAAAAGAATTGGATTGGACTGAAGAGCAGGCATCGATGTGCGGCTGCTATATGCGTGAAGAGCCTTGCCACAATTGCTGGTCATTGGGGTGGAGGTTGGGAGCGGAAGATGTGGTCGATGATAAACAACAAGCTGGAGATGGCCAGTGCACTTCCTGATCTACGCCGCCGCCTGCTGGCCAGTTGTGGCCTTTCTGCTGGTAGCGGCGATATGCCGGGCGGTTCACAAATCTAAATTGCGGGATGAGGGGTTTTTGGCATGAGCGCACGTAAAGATTTCGAAGAGTTCTGCCGACGGACAAGGCCGCCAATGGCAACCCATCGCCAGCAGTTTGGGTCAGGCCCTTATTGCTGGACAACAACTCAGGCCGCATGGAGGGCATGGCAGTACCTTTATAAGCAAAATAACCCAAGCCAGAAAACCGCAAAGTCCAGCTAACCGCCCCGCCGATTTATCCAACATGATTCAGGAGATAGGAAGATGAGTGAAGTTTTAGTGAAAGACCTGCATGAATTTCTTCAAACGACAGCGGCAAAGCAGAATCTGGAGTTGTCGACTGACCGGGATATCTGGAAGGTCGAAGCGGAACGCATGACATCTGGCTATGACGCCGCCCAATCCGAGCTAGCCGCGCTGCGGGAAGAGCTGGCCGACCGCTGTGAAGTAATCGCCATGAAAGGCCGCGAAGTCATTGAGGCGCAAACAGCTGTAACTGGATGGGCTGCCAAATGCAAAGCCGCCGAGCAGCGGAATGCGGCTATGGCTGCGCTACTGCGTCGATCAAATCCCGGTTACGATCAGGATTTTAAAGTGTGGTGGAATGAGCGCGCCACAATTCTACTTGATTGCACCAAACCCACCGAATCGGGAGCAAGCGAATGAGCAGTAAAATTGATCGCGTGCCAAAAAGCGTTCACGGTTGCCCGGACCGAAAGAATGGAGAAGGCCTTTGGATGGTTACATGGAGGATTGACGGGCTGACTCATCACTCACGTGCATCAAACGTCTGGTCCGGCGTGAAAACTCGATGCTCAGTCGGGACCATGGCCCATGTCAAAGGCCCGTCATACATCGGCGTAACCAACGGCTTTGCCGACTTCCAAGAGTTTGCTGAGTGGTGCAACGAGCAGCCTGGATACATGAACCGTGACCACAAGGGGATGATCTACGAGATCGACAAAGATCTTCTGATCCCAGGCAACAGGGTCTACCGGCCTGACGCCTGCTCCTTTGTTCCGCGCCGGATCAATTCTCTGTTCACTTCATCAAAGGCCGTTCGCGGGCCGCTTCCAGTTGGCGTTTCATTCCATAAAAGCCGTGGCAAGTTCAGCGCGTATTGCAACACTGGTTCGCGAATGAAATACCTTGGCCTGTTCATGGGGCCAATGGAGGCGCATCGCGCTTGGCAAATAGAGAAGGCTGCTGTCGTAAAAGACGCTGCGGCTGAATACGAGCTAAGCGCTGGCGCTAATCACCGCGTGGTTGCCGCCCTGATCCGCAAAGCAAATTCAATTCTGGAAGACGCCGAGTGCTTCCGCGAAACAGTCGAGGTTTAAATGGACAATCGAGATAACGAACTCGCCGAACTGCAAGCCACCATCGCCCAGCTTCGAATCGACCTTAGTAATCAAACTGAGCTGACCAAGCAGGCCGACTATCACGCATCAATTCGTGGTCGGCGCATAGCCGATTTGCAGTCTGAAATCGAGCGGCTGAAGGGTGGGCAGGGGGAGCCGGTGGCGTATGCCTACAAGGTTTATGTGCACTCCACGGGAATCGGGATGGTTTGGCGCGACAAGGTCGAGCGGGAAGCTCCGGACACTGAAGCAGTGGAAGTTAAGGACCTATCCCCGCTCTACGCCTCGCAGCCCGCTCCGGTATCGGCCATCAATGAAAATGCAGCATTCGAAGATTGGCGAAAGGAGCAGATTTCATCCCTTGTGCGGATGGGGTATCCGGACGCGGCCAAGGCCTTTCGTGATCTAGGATCGGTGCAATGGGCTGGATGGCAAGCCCGAGCCTGCCTCGACAAGGTCAAGGAGCTGAATCAATGACCAGCAAGCGCCATATAGAGGCGCGATGGGGCGTCGAATTCTGGCGGCTTGTGGCTGACTTTGCCGACCAAGGATTGACCCGCAGCGACACCGCTAGGGCGCTTGGTTATCGAGTCGACAGCTTCAGCAAGACTCTGGCTAATAATCCGGGGAAAGATCCGTTCGATGCCTTCATAATCAGTATTCGATACCTGAATGAAACTGGGGAAACGCTGAAGACAGCGCTAGAAAGAATGGCATCAGAAGATCGCACATGGGGGTATGCGGCCAGACAAACTGGTTACGCGGACGGCCATACGCTGAAGCGCGCGGCAATCTCAAGGGGATGGGATATCGGCCTGTCATCGACTATCGGCAGGCCGAGAATCAATCGGCATGAGAGGCCAAAAGAAACGCCATTCACGACTGGCTGGCCGAGCTGGGCTCAGATCTACGAGATGGGTCCGACGCCGCAGGGAACTAACCGGAGCGCACAAAAATGAGCAACATTGATATCGACGCGCTGAATGCTGAAGTCCAGATGGCCCAGCAGTCAGGCCGTAAGATGTGCATGGTTCCGATTGGCGAGCTGACTTCGCTCCTAATGCGAGCCTGTGAACTCCAGAAGATCCAGGAACTTGTTCCATTCAAGATCGGCTACTGCTGCCCTGAAGACGTGCACAAGATGATGCAGGGCGATCTGCATCAGGTCGGGATTCGCCGCAGGAAGGGATCGAAGTACCGCATCGAGGTTCGCGTCCAGTCGCTGCCGAGCGGGAGGAAGGACCGCGAGACTGTCCTAGATATGAAAGCCATTGCCGATGCAGCACAACCCGCTTGACGTAGTGGCGAACGTAGTTCAGAATTAGACCAAGAAACACGACTAACTGGAGATAGACTGATGTCAACTGAATTAGCCACAATCACCAGCGACATCTACGGGACACGCGATTCTTTCGCCTCAGTCCTGACTGATCGCTCGCTGAACTTCGAGCGCGAGGCTGAATTCGCACTTCAGACAATCGCCGGCAATGCCTACTCGATCAAGATCGCCATGGGCAATCGCCAGTCTGTGGCCAATGCTGTGACCAACATCGCAGCTATTGGCATTAGCCTGAACCCTGCGAAGAAGCAGGCCTATCTGGTTCCGCGAGACGGGAAGATCTGCCTCGACATCAGCTATATCGGCTTGATGGATCTGGCCATGGCTACTGGCTGCATCCGCTGGGCCCAAGCTGAACTGGTCTACAGCTCCGACAGCTTCACGCTGAACGGATTCGACAAGCCGCCTACCCACTCATACAACCCATTCGCCAAAGAGCGCGGCGAGGTCGTTGGCGTCTACGTGGTAGTCAAGACCGATGGTGGCGACTATCTGACCGAGACCATGAGCATCGACGAAGTGAATGCAATTCGAGACCGGTCAACAGCCTGGAAGTCGTACAAGGCCAAAGGCACTTCCTGCCCATGGGTAACAGATCCGGGCGAGATGGCCAAGAAGACCTGCGTCAAACGTGCGTACAAGTTCTGGCCGAAGACCGAGCGTCTTGAACAAGCCATTCACCATCTGAACACTGATGGCGGCGAAGGTCTGGCTAATCTGTCGTCCAACGCAATCAGCGACCTCGGCGAAACATGGGTTCAGCGTGCCAGCCAGTGCCAAACCCCTGAGGAACTGAAGGCAGTTTGGTCTGAAGGTCTCATGGCGATCAAGGCGGCGAAGGATATGGCTGCATACAGCCAGTTCAAAGCCTTCGTCGAGAAGCGAGGCGAACACCTGAGGGCGAGCACTCAGCCTGTAATCGAAGGCGAACTGGTTGAAGGTGAAGACGAATGATCGTTATCGAGTGTGAACAAGGTAGCGAACAATGGCACCAAGCAAGGGCTGGATGCATTACAGCCAGCATGTTCAGTATCGCCAGATCAAAGGTTGGCGCCCTTGACGAAAAGCAGCAGGCCTATGTTTCAGCAATTCTGCGCGGAGCTGAAGAGAAGAAGGCTATGGAGATAGCCGGATACAAGGCGCCTCCAAAGGCAGAATCTGTTCGCCTTGCATTGGAAGGGGAACCAGTCGGAACACCTTCTACCGCCGCGCTCAATTATGCGTTCAGCCTTGCTGTCGAGCGGATCAGTGGAAAGCCATTAGACGAAGGATTTGAAACATGGGCCATGCGTCGTGGAAATGAGCTTGAGCCAGTGGCGCGCATGGAGCATGAAATTCAGAGCGGCCTTTTCATCAAGAGGGCTGGGTTCATCACTACTGATGATGGAATTTTTGGCGCGAGCGCTGATGGACTTATCGGCGATGATGGAGGCAGCGAATACAAATGCTTTGTCTCGCCAGAGAAGGTCCGATCCTTCCATATCGACAACGATGTCAGCGACGTTATTGATCAGGTTCAAGGGTGCATGTGGCTGAGCGGTAGGAAGTTCTGGCATATCGGCCTGTATTGCCCAGCCCTAGAGCCAGTCGGCAAACAATTGTGGTGGCGAGAATTCAAGCGCGATGACGACTACATCGAAAACCTTGAATCCGATCTTTGGCAATTCAAGCTTCTGGTAGACAAATACGAGGCTGCTCTTCGAGGGAAGAAGGACTAACCATGGACTTCCGCCTAAGCAACGAATCCGACCGAGCGCGCCTTATGGGTTATCTGGCCGGCTTGGACCTGAGTAAGCCTATGTCGGTGTCTGTCAACGACGAGAAGCGCAGCGACGCCAGCAACAGGCGCATGTGGGCGATGATGCGCGATATCGCCAAGCAGGTCGACTGGTACGGACAGAAGCTCAAGGATGAGGATTGGAAGCACATCTTCAGCGCCTCAGTCGAGAAGCAGCGCGCGGTACCAGGGCTTGACGGCGGCTTTGTTGTCCTCGGCCTGTCCACTCGCAAACAGTCACAGCGCTGGTTTTCAGACATGTTCGAGGTGATGGAGGCGTTCGCTGCTGAGCGCGGCGTGAAATGGACGCAGCAGGATCACTGGAATGGGAGGTATTGATGAATGAGCTGGCTCTTTTCGCAGGCGCTGGTGGCGGAATTCTCGGCGGCCACCTCTTGGGATGGCGCACCGTCTGCGCCGTTGAGCGTGATGCCTACGCAGCACAAGTTCTGGCGCAACGACAAAACGATGGAGCCCTCCCAACTTTCCCGATTTGGTCTGACGTGTGCAGTTTTAACGGAATCCCATGGCGCGGACTTGTTGACGTGGTTTCGGGCGGATTCCCGTGTCAGGACATATCAGCTGCCGGGAATGGTGCGGGAATTGACGGATCTCGATCGGGGCTATGGAGTGAAATGGCGAGAATCATCGGCGAGGTACGACCTAAACACGTCTTCGTGGAAAACTCACCTCTGCTTGTGGGAAGAGGACTTGCCGTGGTCCTCGGTG